ATGTGCTCAAACTATGAAATTCCAACAAGAGAAGCTTTATCACTTCTAGATATCGAAGTTGATCAATTAGAGCTGGATCTAAAGTCACACATTTATCCAGGTTATCATGCCCCAATTATTATGAAAGGCTTTGACTTAGATTATGGCAAATTTGGACTTTTACCTACTTGGGCTAAGGATTTTAAGTTCAGCAACTATACTTACAATGCACGAACTGAAACCGTCGCTGAGAAACCGAGCTTTAGACACGCATGGAAGTACAGCAAATTCTGTCTTGTGCCGGTGCAAGAGTTTTACGAACCCAAGTACATTGATGGTAAAAGCCACTGGTACACAATCAAACGGGAAGATGGCCAGCCTTTCACTGTTGCAGCTATTTATGAAGACGCTGTAATTAAAGACTCAAAAGTCAGATCATTTTCAATGCTCACGATCAATTCTGACAACCACCCTTTTATGAAGCAATTTCACGCACCTACAGATGAAAAACGCTCAATCATCGTCATACCAGAAGAATATAGGAGTGATTGGCTAAATGTAGACCATGAGCATGCCCATGAATATTTTTTAGAAATGCGTGATGAATTTGTAACTTTTCCACGGGATACATAAAAATAAAACGACTGATTTTGACGCCCTACAGATTATCCACAGTTTTTAAATTTGAATTTAAATTGCTAGAAAACTATCATGATTTTGATTTTGTAACGATATCAAGTCATGAAAGAAAGGATTATTGCGCTCATCGACATTAATAACTGTTATGTGTCTTGTGAGCGCCTGTTTCAGCCAAAGTTAAATGGCAAACCCGTCATTGTGCTCAGTAATAATGACGGCTGTGCAGTGGCTAGAAGTCAGGAAGCAAAAGACTTAGGGATTAAAATGGGTGTCCCCTTATTTCAGATCAAAGACATTGTTGAAAAGCACAATGTAGTTGTTCTATCGAGCAACTATGCAGTTTATGAAGAAATGTCACATAGATTCACTGCAACAATAAAATCATTTGTCAGTGAAAAAGATGTTGAAGTTTACTCTATTGATGAAACATTTGTTGAGCTTACAAGCTATGCAAATCAAGACTTAAATGAGCTTGTCAGAAAGATCAAGGACGCCCTTTTGATGTGGTTAGGCTTGCCTGTATGTGTTGGTATTGGTAGGTCAAAAACAGAAGCAAAAATGGCAAATCATATTGCAAAGAAGAATAAGCACTTTCAGGGAATCTGCAATTTAGTAGAAATGGATCCATGCTCTAAAGAAACCTTATTTCAAAATATAGATGTTGGGGAAATATGGGGAGTCGGTCGCAAACACTGTAAGAAACTTCATTCGCTGAATATCAAAACTGTTTTTGATTTAGCTATTGCAGATCCAGCGTTTATTCAGAGTCAGTTTTCAGTCGTAATAAAGCGGACTGTTCTAGAGCTACAAGGCACAGCATGTATTGAGCTTGAAGAAGTTGCACCGGATAAGAAGCAAATAGTTAGCTCAAGATCATTTGGGCAACGTGTCTCAGATAAAGACGCTTTGTCAGAAGCAATGAGTTGCTACATACAAGCTGCAGTCAAAAAACTTAGACGACAGAATGGGTTGACTGGATGCGTTATAGCATTTGCTCATTCAAACCCATTTGATACTAAAAAACCCTTCTACAAAACAAGTGTAAGCGTTTCATTTCCTGAACCGACAGATTCGGCAGCGCAGATCATTAAGAGTGTTTTAAAGCAAATGGATAAGATATACAAGGAAGGGGTGGATTTTAAAAAGTGCGGTGTGATTCTGACTTGTATTGAATCGAAATCGAGATATGTGCCTGATCTTTTAGCAGATCATGATGCCATAGACAGAAATAACAATCTTCAAACAGCACTTGAACAGGTAAATGAGAAATTTAGTAAGAAGCTTGCGATTGGTCCTTGTTTACTGAAGGATCGCAAATGGAGTATGAGTCGCGGGAAATTGACCCAGAATTATTTTAGTTTTGATGGAATGCTTGTAATTGATTAGAAACACTTTAAATAATTTTATAAATTTGACATATAATACTAAAAATTAATTAGTTATATGGTTTTGAAAAACGATGTTGACATTTAAAGATATAGTAAAAATACATAAAATATCAAAAAGTAAAGAATCCGAGAACATACAGGATGAAAGTTATTCAATAGCTTCTAAAACTAAATTAATCAAACAAGAAATTTCGCAATCAGGTTTTTCTCGTGATAATTTTCATGAATTAAGGAAAAAATTTTATGTTCAATATAAAAATACTAAGTCGATAAAATATCTAGAAATCTTAAAAGTAGTATCTTATATTTTCGGCCTAATTGAAAACGATAATGAATTAAAAGGCTATAAAGAAGATAATGAAAAACTGATATCTTGCTATGTAATTACATTAGGTATAATGAAAGATCCATCTTATGCATCATACATACCTGATGACGAAGATTTAGATAGAAAACTATCTGCTGTAAAATATTTTAGACAAAAAAATTATAAAATTTCGATACATGAAGGTGAAATTAACTTTGGTGAAATATCTAAAATATGTCTACTAATTGATCAAAGAATTAAAACATTAGGCAGCGATGCGATATTCCTAACTTTAGATTATTTAAAAAAATGCAAACGTAAAGGATTTTATGCATTTTACGATGCTAGTGCTGAAACTCTCATACCAATCGGTTTTATCTTTAATAAATCACTAAAATTTCTAACTAACACTTCGAAAATTGAATCGGAGTCTAAAAGTAAATTTATTGATGTTGTTGAATTATCAAAAAACTATATTGCACTCTATGGCATACAAAAAGGTGGAATAGCTTCTCAATTTGAATATATATACAGCAGCCCCAAAAGTTTTATAAATTTACTTACAAGACAAGTTATTTCAGATCAAGTTTTTAAAATTAATCAATATGAACCAAAATCTATATATGATTTTATTTATTTCGTGAAATCTCAATATAATTATACCGAATTAGATGCTTTAGAAGATATTGCGCATCAGATTTTAGAAAAACCTATGGATATCAGTACTCGTGTAAATGATATTTTTCATAATTTATCTAAAAAGTATGACAAGTGTGTAATTAATTATCTAAGTAAAATTTTAATAAATAAAAATATAAATGAATATTTTTTCAAATATAATGATTATGATAATGTGAACTACAATAAAAAACCATTCGTGTTAATTAATAAAACAGATATAATGTTTTTAAATCATAGTTTCTTTTATATTGGGTTTTACAAATCATTATTCCAAATATTATTTGACAAAGGTCATAAAAATGAACAAGGAATTTTAGTTGAAAAATTCGCAGAACATCAACTTTCAGGAATTAGTGATAATTTTATTCAAGGTGATAAAGAATATAAAGTTTCAAAAGATATGAGACAAAAATTGGGAATAAAGTCCGAGACTTTAGAATCTGATATGATTGTTTACAATAATAAAAGTATAGCTTTCTTTGAGATTAAATTGAGAGAATTAGTCGATGGAGCAAAAAATGGAAATCAATATTTAATTATGGATGATTTAGTTAATTCATTAGTTAGGTCACAAACGCAACTTAATAAGTATAAAAGATATCTCTGTGAAAATGGTAAAATAGAATTTAAATCAGATGAAAATTTAATTTATGATAACAGAGATATTCTTAAAATTAGTATTTCTTCTTTAGAATATTCCGGATTAAGTAGTAGATTAATTTTTGAACAATTCTTAAAGCACATTTATTCAATAAGGTTAACTCAAAGAAGTGACAATAATTATGGCAACACAATAAAAACAATAAATAAGTACATAACCGAATATCAAGAAGAATTTAAAATGAATAAAGATCTAGATGATATGAATTCGTATGGAGCATTCAGAAACACTTTTTATTTAAATTTATTTCAACTAATATTTTTAATTAGGCAGAGTAAAATAAATAATAAGAGTTTAATTGATGAAATTACAACGAATAAGATTTTAATATCTGATCAGTCTGATTTTTATATGCATTATAATCAATTTAAAAAATAATACTTTGTCTAAATAAATTGTGTCTATGGCCCTCACTCCGAGGGCCATGCCTCCCTCAATCTTACTGCATCAGCTGCGTGTCCATCAGCGGCTTTTGCCACTTCTTTATATTCTGTGATGCATTTTTCGAGTATGTCACCACTGGTATTGGTGTACTCAATGATGGTTTCTTTGGTAGCACTGGACAAACGGCTGTTTGCAACTTTGAGCTGCTTTGACAGGCTGATAGCGCTGGCATTAGCAATACGACTATCAGACTCAATTTGTTTAATTTTAGCATTATAGTTTTGCTCCGCTTTTAACTGTTGTTCAGACCATTGTTTCTCTTTGAGTGCTGCAGTAGCTTTTGCTTGTTCTGCAAGTGCTCTAGCTTCAGCAACTTCTGTTTTGTATTTTGCATTCAATAATGTGTATTCATTTTTAAAGTGATTTACACGCCAAGACTGAACACCTAAGGCCGTTATGGCCAACAATAAAAAAACCGGCATTGCGATAATGACGGTTTCATAAAATTTCGCTAAGAATGCTTGCATCTACAATTCCTCAACTTCTGGTAGATCAACTGTTTGACCAGCTAATTTATGATTACAATCGGATAGAAATTGAATCTGACCATTTCTAATAAAAGAATGACATTGATTTGTATGACCACTGTTGACCATTAAACTTGGACTAAAAGTTGGCTGCTCTAAGTTTCCATCAAAATCCCAACGTATTTTATGTTGTGGACCAACATGCAAGGGATGCAAATATTTACAGCCTGGGCATTCAATGAAGTAGATCCCATTCGATTCAAGCATGACATTGCTTACTTTTTTGAATTCGCTCATTTTAAAAATAACTCCATTTCAGCTTTGCGACGTTTCACCAATCCAGCCAAAACACGACCACCAGCCTTATTCCACTTTGGAAATTCAGCTGCAGCACCTTTATAGTCTTTGGCATTAAGCTTTTTGAGCAGAGTTGATTTGCTAAGATTGCCTTCACCAAGGTTGTAGGTAAATGAGGCTAAAGCATCGAATTGGTTTTGATTAAGAGGTACTTTCACCAATCGATTGATAGCGTTTTCAAATACAACCAAATCATTACGAAGATATTGTTCTGCTTGAGATTCAGTGCATACATCGCCTTTTTTAACACGTACACCATTCGGGTATTTAATTGTGCCAAATCCAATGGTCCAAACACCAACGCCATCGTCATAAGCTTTTAAACGTTTACCTTCAAAGCCTTTGATTAGATTGATTCCTGAGTTACTTGTTTTCATGGCAACTTGCCTCCCGAAACTACTGCTTTCCAAATCAACACAAATGTATCTATCGCTTTACCACCTAAATGCCCTGCCATGCCTGCAAGTACGCCAATCAGCACCAACGGCATATCCCAATAAATACACAATAGAACTGTGATAATCCCTGCGAATGCAGAGATAATTAACTCACCGAAAAGTCGCATAAATATCTCCTTCAACGGCTTAGGTTCTTTTGACTGATTTAGTCTGCGAATCAAAGCAACCAAGCCTCCAAGCATTGCCAAAGCAATCATCCAGCCATATGTGATGAGACCTGTAACGATCTCTTTTAATGTTTCTTTATCCACAAAACCCCCTAATTTTTGGCAATAAAAAAGCACCCGATTGGGTGCCTGTATTTGGTTAATTTCAAACTTCTATCTGTACCACAGTACCCTGCGGTGCAGATCTTTTGATTTCATTATTTGAGATAAATACTCGATCACCAGTTTTGTATTCAACTGAACTGGTGCACATCACTAAACCTGAATTATCAGATACTAAGACTTTGTAATTTGGGTGATTTGATGAGGTAATTACACCAACAAATTCGGGGTTTTGTGGCAATAATGCTAAAAATCTTGTGTAAATATTACTCATTCAACGTCCTTTCAACATTAATGGTTTGGGTGGCTGTTGAATAAGTAAAAGAAACACTTACTGAGTCAACAATCCCCCACCATTCACCGTTAAATACAATAACTTCACCTGGTACACTTTCACCTATTTCTTCAATCAATGGTAATTCAAAATCATGACTTTGAACTTGAGCTGACTTCGCTAATTTTGCTTTTCCAAAACCGCCCATACTGACAGTGTTAAAAAGCGGATTACTAACAGGCTCCAACAAGACGTCTCCTGCAGTATCTCTTCTTTTAACTTGCCCAACATTTCCATTTCTTGGATTGGTTAAAGTAATTGCATTGAAATTGAGCAACTCCTCATAACTGTCAGAATGTTTTAAAACCAAACTTTCGGGCAACAAGCGATCATAATCTAATGTCTTAAGTTTCTCCCAAAATGCTTTTTTATATAGTGGGCGAATTGAAAGTCTATTGTCTTTCTTTTCGCTATATATAAATCCTCCCCCAGCTTCAGCAATAAGCTTAATTGCCTCTATTGGAGAAAGATTTGTATAACTCAGACTCTCAGTTTCAACAATCCAACCAAGATCATCAATAAGCTGCCAATCTAAAACAGCATCACTGTTTACTCGATCTAATTCCGCTTGAACAAGTTGAACTGAAGATCGTTCATTTTCTTGTAGATATGAACGAACAGGCGAATATTTTGATTCAAGCAAAGCGGTCTGACTTCGACCAGTCAAGGTAAATGTAATCGTTGGAAATTGGCGACTGCGAGAATATTCCTCATACATCATGTGATGCACCGAACCATTGACCTTAATCTCCAAGATATCAAATTTTTCAACTTTCGAGATTTCAGTTTGAGGAACGGATAAGCTATAGGACCAACACCATTGGCTTCGATCAGTGCTATAACTTCCGCTAATGACTTTGATTTCTTCCCCATTTCGAAGATTGAATACAGATATATTGTTCACGATGTACCACCATTTTTTATTTTCAACTTGAGGTAGTGAAGGTTTGGGTTTGCAATGATCAACATCAAAATTAAGTAGTACATTGCTTCGCCTAACATTTGATCTTTTGCAACAAAAGTTTATATTAAACTTTTTGCTCTTCGTATCGGGATTTTCAGGCTTTGTCCAAGGATCAATTTTAGATTTTCGATAGTAAATTGAACTCGCTATCTCCCAATTCAATGCGTATTGAGAAATAATCTCTAAGCCATCATCCCAATGAAAGCGATACACAGAAGCAATTTTTTGTGCAACCTCATGAGAGAATGTTAGATTTTTACGCTTTCTAACAAGATCTACCCATTGCTCATCAATATTTACATTTAATCTAATAGCTTGTTCTTGGAAAAAACTAAGATTGTGATTTCTTTTTTCTGTTTCATCCCAAGCTGTATTTAATGACTTAAGTATTTTATAGGTTTCGTTAAATTTAGTCCTAAGTGCAGTGTTTATTGAAATACCGCGCTCAAAATTAAATTTTCTTGAAGAACTTATTTCAATACTTGAATCATAAGAAAAAGCTGCATCTAACGCCTTTAATACTGGTTTTGAGAACCTAACTTTTTCATTAAGTAAGATTGCTGAAGCAGCAAAATAATCAGTTTTAAGCTCTCTAAAGACACCAACATTAAGATTAATATCAAAGCGAGCTGAAACATTTGCATTAAAGTGAGTGGTGATTTCTGAATTTATACTGCAAAACTGACTTATTTTTACAGCTTCAACATTCGAAGAAAATGAAGTAAAAATTAATGAATTCAGTTGAGCAAACTGACCATTTTGAGCCAATATTTCAGCATCTAAACTGGTACTCAATACTGTTTTTAATTGATTAAAAGCATCTACATGGGTGAATAAAATTGATGATAATGAAGTGCTAATAACGGCATTTAATTCAGCCTTGTTTAGTTCATTCTCTCCAAAGTTTAAATTATTTGTCCCAGTATTTTGCTTGGAGAAACTCAGTGCGACATTTGTTTTTCTCGGCGGTTGGTACTTAGACACATGACCACCTCTTTATGTAGGTAATGGTGTGGGCTTTAAAACTATAGAATTTAACATCAGTGTTGATCCCTCAATTAAATTTGGCTCCGCTATACTTATATCCGTACCCACGGAAAAGTCTGTAACAGCAGTACCAGAACCATTATAAAGTCTAGCCCATTTAGCTGTTCCATTTTTTACTACAAGTGCCGCATCAGTCTGATTTAACTCAATACTATCTGCATTTAGTTTTTTAAAGCATGGCTTTGGAAGTGTCAGAGTAACAAGCCTTTTGCTTTCATCTGCTGCTATTGAAACGTTGACTGGTTTAGCGTCACTATAAAAAACAAAAGTAGCAAATGCGCTACCTTGATCTAAATATTCAGCAATGGCTTTAAGTTGAATTAACCCAACTTCAATAGATGTAAAATTCATTGAATATTATCCCCTGTTGCTAAGTTATATTCATTTTCAGGATCAATAGCTACAACATAATTTGCAGAAGTGTTTGATCCAAAAATAATGTATGAGCCGTCCTCTTTAGACTTGGCTTGACTTAGCAATTCTCCTGTTTCTCTGTCATAGGCTCTTACTTGACATGAAATTGGTTTATTTAATTTAGTTGTTTTCCCATATATTAACGACTGAGCCCTAGTTGCTTTAGCCAGTGAAATCTTCCTATTTAAGTTCATAAATCACCCACCTTAAAAATGAATGCCCCTTCATTATTTGCTTGCGCAACTTTTTTAAGTAAAAAACACTCACTTTCCTCAACAAAAACATGCAACGCATCCCTACTATCAAAATACAATTCAGCATTTTTTATCCATGGATTTGTTTTTAATCCATCTTCCAGTCTCCTTAAATTGATCGATGTAATGCCCTGTTGTAACAAAGGACCATTTGCAGTTTTTTCCATCAGCTTCAGCACATCTTCCTTTTCAACATAGAACTTCCCTTCATTCCCTTTGATACCAACAAGAATCTCTTTGCATACATGTTCTTTGTCCTTTCGATTGGC